GCCGCTGTTGTTTTAGGGCCGCCATTCTGCGTAGGGGATTCCAGCATGTTCGCTGCCCACCACCGGAACTCAGGAACAGCGGAGTTGCTCAGGCTAAGCTGCGGCATACGGAACGCAGCTACCAACTTGCTGTTATCAATCCACTCCGGGGCAAACTTGCGGATCAGGTCCGTGCTACGCGCCATATCAAATACTGGCTGGTTCTCCATGATGCGGAGTTTCATTTCCTGCATGATCAGGCGCTGGGCGTTGTCAGGAATCTCCAACGCTGTCAGCCCGTGCTGCTCCCCAATGAGGTTACGTCGTACAGGGTCGCTGAACTGGGCTGCGATAGCAGGGTTCAAACCTTGCCCCAGTTGCGGCTCCAGTTGCTTCAAGGCGTCCTCGGTGGACATCAGGCCCAGAGTCGCATCATCCACGCCTTGAGAGCGTAATGTGTTCCGCTGGAATGGTGTGAGGTCATCCGCTGCGAAGCCTGTGCCGTTCTGTACCAGCGATGTCACGTTACCCTGTGCATCTGGTCGGGTTTGCTGGTACAGCGCCTCGTAGTCGAAGTCAGGCAGCAGACGCTCCTTGTCTGACACTACGGCGTTGCTCTGCCGGACATAGGCGTTTGCACGCTCATTGAAGATGGCGTTGGCCTCGGCGGCGATCTGCTCTGGAGTGGCGTCTGGGCCTGTGCGGCCCTGAGCCTCTTCTAGCAGGCCAGCATTGTACCGCAGCACCTGATCTGCCGATGCGTCCGCAGAACGCTGCACATGCAGCCCTGCCTCGTCTGCGAGGGCTGGGTCAGAGGACTCCAGCGGGTCACGGGCACCACCAGAGCGGCGGGCACCTGCGATGGCAGCACCGAAACCAGCACCGTACAAGCTGGCGTAGAAGTAGTCCCCCGGCGTGATGTGGTCCCCGGCAGCGGCCATTGCGGCTGTGCCAAGTACGTTACCAACGGCACCCTCCCCAGCGCCCTGTAGCATACGCACAGAGCGAGCGGCGCCTAGTTCCACACCGATCTTAGCCATCTGAGCTACCTTTCCCACACCCATACCCGCGACCCAGCCCGGTACGTCGAGGAATCCAACACCCAGAGCGGATATGGTGGCGATGCCCTCGCCTTTGGCGTTGATAGCCTTGAAACTCTCACGGGTGGCTTCCAGCCGGTTCAGTTTCCACTCCCGCTCCTTGAGCGATGATGCGTCTAGCACCCATTCGGTGTCAGCCTGCGACATCTGCTTGCCCCACACGTCCCGGCCCTCCATAGCGTCGAAGGTAGCATCAGGTTCGAAGTCCCGTTTGCCGTGGTAGGTGTCGCTCATTAGGCGTATGATGGAGCCGGTGATGCTTTGTTCCATGACTGTGGCGCTGATCACGTCCCCGGTGTCATAGCGCTCATGATTAACGAACATCTGGCGCGCTGCCTCGCCATCCTGCTCCATGATCTGGGAGTCAGAGCTGACGGGAGCTTGCTTCTCAGCGTATGGCGCGGTTACGTCGGTCTTGGCCTTAGCGAATGGAGCAGATCGAACGTCAGCGCTAGCCGCAGCGCCGATCTTGGCAGCCGTATCGCGGGAAGCACCGGCCGCATTAGCCTGCGCAGCGTTTTGTGAAGCTGCGTTGAACGCAGACATCTTCTCGAAATTGTTGAGCTTAAGTTTAGCTTTCAGCCCGTCTTGCTGCCCCTTGAGGTCCGCTGTTGTAACGTCCGGCAGAGTTCCGAAGTCCCCTGCCCGATCATTGTCACGCAGTGAACCGGAGTTAGATTGCGCCGCTGGGCCAACAGTGACTTTGCTTGCTTGTACTGCGTCTAGAATGTTGGCCATTTGGCCTCCTTAAAGTCCCGCTTTCTTGAGGATAGGTGTGATGTCGTGCCTATCTTTGAGCAACTGCTCGTACTGCGCTTTGTAGTCCTTGGAAGTGAAGGTAACGACGGCGCTTTCCCCGTTGCGCATCATAATCGCAGAGAACACACCGAACTTGTTACCATCGGCGTCCGTAGCGTCTTGATGCCGGGTGATGCTGACATCGCTGTCGCCCCCGCCGTACCAGTTCGTTAGGTCCGTGTTCTTGTTGAAGAAGTCCGCACGCCCTGCTTTGTCCTCTCCGCCCGGCACATTCACCAATACTCCCTTGTCTCGCGCCAGCTTCTGTAGGAAGGGAGCGAAGGTGGTGTTGATGGTCATGTCGTCCGCTCCGATCAGCGCACCGAGAGGCTGCTGGTCTGGAGTTTTGGTGTAGGCGAACTGCCCAGCTCGGTCGAAGTTACGGCCTGCGCCACCTTCCATAGCCTTCTTGAAGGCTGCCTTCGGCTCCATTCCGAGGTTATTGATGTACATGCTCGCGTCCGCTTGCACAGCTTGAAAGATCACGTCCTGAGAGGCTGCGGTGGTCTTGTTGGCGTCACGGAACCAGCGGTCGATGCTGTTCATAACCCCCTTCCCATCGAACTTCTCGGCTACTGCTTCCAGCATCGCGGGCTTCATTTCCACGCTGTCCAGCTTTGGCCCCTTCACAACTGGTGTACCCCACGCGGCCTGCGCTGCTTGGAGCTTGTCGCCCTTGAAGTTCACCAAAGCGTTGCGGTAACGCGCTAGCTGTACCTCGCCCTCGCTGCCTAGATACGCAGAGACGGTGCCGCCACTGTTTGGCATGGTGCTGAGCTTGTCAAGGAACTGGATGGTACGGTCGAACTCTGGCCCCGGCATCTGCCCTTGAGTGATCTGGCGAAGAGGCTCCGTCAGCATGCTCTTGAACTGTGGGTTGGTGTACCCGTTGCCGTGTGTGAAGTTATCGATCACCGTGCCTAGCGCGCCATCCACGTTGCCTGCGGCTAACCCCGCACTAATGTTGTTGCTGACAGCCAAGTCGAACTTGCCCTTGGGTACTCCCATGTCAATTGCAAACTGCCCGGCGCCCTTGAATGCCAGTTCATTAGCCTGCTGTGCCAGTTGCCCGTCAGCCTGTGCATCCAACTGCGCCTTGAAGCTCAGTTCTCGCATCTTGTCCTGATTGCGGTATGCTCGTGAGAAGAATGCCCGGTTAACCCCGATGCTGTCCTTCATACTGATCAGGCCGGAGTCACTGCCAGTCTCTTTCATGTACCGCTCGTTCAGATCCTTGATCTGGGCGTTTGTGGCGGCTGGGCTGCGGCCCTCTGCACCACCCAGAATCTCGGCTACTGCGCCGCCGTACTTGTTGAAGCCGTATTCATTCTTGATCTTGGACTCTGCGGATACCCGGCTGGCTTCCAGCTTGGTCTGTTCCTCGGCAGGCAGGGCGTCGTACATCCCTGTCTCTCGGAACACGCGGTCCACCCACATATTGCCCTTGGTCATCGCCAGCGTTGCACTGTTGATGACTGACTTCTGGTACGTCTCAGGGTTCATCCCACTTACTGGCTGGCTTGACAGAAGGAGTTGACCCTTGGCTAACTCGAAATCTCCGTCATTAATCAGCCCCTGCGCATGCTGTGCTGCAATGCTGTGGAACTTGTCACCGCTTGCTTGTAGCATACCGTTGAACTGAGTGGCTGTCTGCTGTTGCGTCCAAGCGTAGTTCGCCTTGGTCTGTGCCTTCATTAATGGTCCAAGGCTCTCGACCATCTTAGATTGAACCACGTTGTCAACTGTGGAGTCCCCGGTCAGGAACTTCTGCATACCGCCCACGGCGTGATTCCGGAATTGCTCCGGCGACATCTGCGCCATGCCCTGCATATCACTGTACATCTGGGTCTGGAAGTCATCGACTCCCTTAACCTTAGCCATTGCGGCTGCGCCCGTTACCGTTGCGGAAGGGCCGAAGATGTTAGAGAGGAATGAGTCCTCCCCTTTGATGTCCTTGTATGCCTCGCCTGTTGCTACACGCTGCATGCCTTTGACGAACTGCGCTTCTTGTTGCTTCTGTAGCTGCTTCTCTATAATGGGCTGGGCCATTTTAAGCAGAAGCGTGGAAGTGCTGTCTTGTTGTGGCGCGGCAGGCTGCACCGCCTGATGACGTAGCTGCCCGCCTCCGATAACTTGGCCCATAGTTGCCATTTAAGTTCTGCCTCCGAGTTGGAAGAATGAAGCGCCCGTGCTTTTACCGGACGTGCCTTGTACTGCGCTGGGGCCGCTAAACCATGACTTGAGCTTGGTGCCAGCAGCGCTTACGTCTAGGCTGCCGCCCTTGCTGAACTCACCTGATTGTGAAGCGGCGCCCATGAAGGCCATTGCACCCGACAGCGCCATAGAGCCTACGCTGTTCGTCTGTAGCTTAGCTGGCCCAACAATCTCAGCCGCCGCTACGTCGTCGATAAACACATTCTGCTGTTGAATAATTCCGTACTGGTTGTACAGGTTCGTTTGTTCTGCGTCGTTCAGTGCGAACAGGTTGTCGCTGTACTGCTGATCAAGCTCAGCTTGCTGCATGTCCGATTGGATCTGCATAGTGCTGCCGAGCATGTCCACAGTGCTGCCACCAATACCTGCGGCCGAGGACCGGGCCGCGAGGGCGCCAGCATTCTCAGACGCTGCAATGCGCTGCTTGAATGTACCAGTTGTCATTTGCTCACCGAGCTTAGCTTTCTGGTTCTCCAGATCGTTCCATTGCGTGCCGTACCCTTTGAGGGCGTCACGGGTCTGGATCGACTGGTTCATGCGGTTCAGTGCGCCCTTCGCAGCGGATACGGTGCTGCTATCCTGCTGCGACATATTGGCGATGCCGGTATTGAGTGCGTTAACCTTGTTCTGCGCCTTGGTCGCATCATTCTGTTGCTGCTTCTGCATTACTGCTGCGGCAGCCATCATAATGGGAATCCAAAACATTAGCCTCTCCTGCGTGTGAAGAACTGCCCTTGCCATTCAATGCTGCTGATGGTCATTGGCAGCCATGAGCGAGACGCAAGTTTTACTTTGCACTCGCGGATTTCTTTGTAAACCCCAGCCACTACTGTTGCGGTTGGTGCAACCTGCTGCGTGTTAAGCACCCAGCTATTGGCAGCACGGGCAACCCACTTAAGCGTTGGCACGAACATGTCGTTGTCGGCGTCTACTAGGTCGCAGATGCTGACGTTAAGAGCTGAGCTTTCAAACAGAGTTACGTTCAGATTACCAAGTGTCAGGCGAGCATCTAGAATAGCTTTACCGTCCTTGTCCCGCATAAACGGGTTGGTCAGTACAGCGTAGCTCTCAAAGGCTGCCCCGATAACGAGGTGGTCGTCTTGGTCAGTGCCGATCTGTGTGCGCAGGGCTTCGATACGGTCGTAGCTGTCACCGAGCATCCAGTACCGGCCCGAGCCTTGGTTGTACACAGCGCGCAGTGCCGCTAGGCCCGGATAGGTCGGCAGGATTTCTCCACCGTAAGGGCGCTGGCTGTCGAGGTGGCAGTCCGGCACATCTGTGCTTAGAGTGAAGGTGTCAGTCACAAGGGACACAACACCGTCCCCGCGTTGGCGTACAGTCGTGACAAGCAAGTCCCCGTCCTTAGCACAGATGCTTAGGAGGTTCCCTAGTCCCGGATCAAAAGTCCACTTGCTCCAAGCATCGAACAAACGCTCTTCGTTGCCAGCAGAGTCCAGATAATTGTAGACCCAGAACCCGTGTTGCTCCGCGTCGGTACGAACGAACATCGCGCTTGGCGAGGTAACGGCCACGATCTGCTGCGGAGAACCCGTCAGGAACTTGTTGAGCTGCTGTGTGATTTCGTAAGCGGTCAGTGTATCCGCGTAAGCCCCGGTCTGCATCTGCTGCACTGTGAGCTTGCCTTGGCGTTGCTGAGTGAAGAAGATTAGGTTGCCGGATGTCTCAGGCGGGCAATCATTGCTGTCTCTGTAGCCGGACTGTACGGCGACGTAGGCAGTGGTTGGGACGATGGCGTCACGCCCGGACACTGCGTACTGCCACTGCTTGCCAAACAGGATCAGGTTTCGATCCAGCAAGGTGCCAGCGGTAACGGTGTCGTCTTGGCTGCCGAGGGCGTAGACTTCGATGGGGTCATTGTCCTGCACGACCAAAGCTGACTGCCGGAAGAAGTTGAAGTAGTCCCCGCTGCGCGACATGAAGACGGTTGCACCGCTTACGATAATCAAGCGGTCTTGGAACATTCGGATGTAGTTGATTTCGGAGCCGAGGAATGCTGGCAGGGACTGCGATTCCAGATCGCCAGACGAGCTGCCAGCCCAAGGCGGCACAGTGATGGTTGCGAGTGCTGCCAAACGCTCAGGAGACGATGCCACATAAAATGCGCCGTCCTTGATGCAGCCCACTGCCATCAGGGAAGTCGGCGTGATCGCCACACCTGCTGTCTCTTCCCATACTACGTCTACCCATGAGGCGGTTAGGTTAAGCGGCTCGTTCTTGTTGACTGCTTTGACGAAGTACGTCTTGGCTGAGCCCTGTTGTGGCTTTACCTGCACTACCTTTCCAACGATGTGTGTTGTGCTTAAGTCCGATGCTTGCTTAACGATCCGGGCTACCGCAACAATCTGGGAGCCGTCGCCGCCGTCATCCGCGCTAACGCTCAGCGTGTTACCCATGCAGATAGTGCTGTTGATGACGAAACACGGGGTGTTCGTACCATTCAAACCTGCTGCGATAACAGCGGCCTGCATCTTGACTGCCAGCTCTGTTGCAATCTTTGCTGGCTGAATGCCTGCGGCGGCAGTACCAATCCATGCGTTAACGGCTGCCTGATACACATACACCCGATCGTTTACCAGTTTCTGATAGTTAGGGTTTGGGATCTGAGTCCCGCTGCCGTTGTCTATCGTTGCCGGAATATCCGAGGTGTTCAGGGTTCCGGGGTAGTATGACGCTGGGGTTGTATGCTGCACGGTCAGCACTTGGCCGGTGCTGGCGATCTTTGCCGAGAACGTGTACGTCCGGGAGTAAGATCCGCCGCGCACCCACACCGCGCTTTGCGTGCTGTTGGCGCCAGTCGTAACCGAGTTGACTTCTGAGTACGTCGTCTTGTAGTCGTTCACAGCGAACAGCACTAGATTTCCTACGGCGGTGGCGCTGTTGATGCCCCGGTTAAGGAAGTCTGCAATCTGGGCGTCATCCCCTGCAACGTTAACGCCAAGCAACTTACCATTTGACTTGTCGAGAACGGCCAGCCCCGGCATCGTGCTGCCGACTGGTTTCAGTGTCTTGCGGTACATGAAGCTGTATTCGACCACGCCCAGATACAAGGACTGCTCGCCAAAATACTTGATGTCCCCTGCTGTCTCTGTGGACATGGTGGTTGACGGCAGGACACGCATGTCATTAAACACGCTGCCTCGGCGCCGTGCCAAACCCCGGATAGGGTCCGACACCATATTGAGTTGATCCCAGTGCTGTCCGGGGAAGCGCGAGTGCGCTACCTGCTCGGATACACCTTTGATAAGGCTGTCATAAGCGCCAGTGACTTTGGACATTGTTTAACCTCTCCATCGGCCAGTCCGACCATATGGTAGACGGCTACGCGCAAGGGCCGCGCCGTAGCTCCCCTTGTACAAGAGGTTTGCCTTAACGGATCGGATGTGGTCAGCCATGCATATCGCATAGGCTTCGGTGTAACGGGCCTCGGCCTGCGTAATCTTTAGCTCGTCGCCGTCATAGTCCATCTGGAACTTGAACACAACGCTGTCCCGGATAAGCCGCTGTGCGTTGTATGGGAGGTCGTCGAATGGAATAAGCCGGATGATCTTTACTTGGATTTCAGTCAAGCCGGTATGGAACTCGGCCTTGCCATTGTCGTACAGCTTACGGTTGCGGACGCTGAGCCAAGACGGGTTGAAGTCGTCCTTGGTAGCCAGCGATAGGCAATCGGTAGGTGGGCGGTAGAAGCCGGGTTGATCCGGTTCTGCGCCTTGTGGAGCCAGCTTAACAATCTCGGTGTTGAACCACCAACCCTGTGCTTGCTCTTCGATACCCACGTCTCGGAATGCAGACCGTGCATTCGTTACGATTGGATTTCGGGTGCCTTCCAGACTGTTAATCGGAAGCTCGCCCATCGTAGCGAGGCAACGGTTTACCACGTCTAACTCGGTGATAAATGCCATGTGTCCTCCTATAAACGAAAAGGCCCGCAACAAGTTCCCCGGTTAAGGAGAACCCATTGCGGGCCAGTTGTGTTACGGCGTTACGATGATGCCAGCGTACTCAGCGCGGTTAGGCGCAGTGGCGAATGCCAACCAGCTATCAACGAACCAGTGCTTGGAAACGTCGTCGAAGAAGACCTTCGATTCCAGATCAATGGTCGAGCCGGACAGCAAAGCGCGGGAGCTGAACGCTACAGCAACAACCTTGCGGAAGTCACCAGCGTAATCGGCACCCATGTGCGCAGCTACGCCGTCAGGCAGAGCAGTTGCATTCTCGTCCCAGTTAGGCAGGTTTGGAGTTGGCACGACTGGTACGCCCCATGCAGCGTAGATGTGGGCGCGGATGTTGGTACCTTCGCTGGTGATGTACTCACCATTGATCACTTGCTCGGCTTCTTGCAAAGCATAGAACACTTGAGGACGAACGAATACCCACACGTCGTCCGCAGTCGGATCAACGTCTTTCTCCATCATCTGGGCAAACATCGCGCCGAATGCGGTGTACAACTTGGCTGGATCGGTTGCGTCAGCGGTTGCGGCCATAGTGACCACGGTGCCAGCGGCGTGACCCGGCAATGTGCCGTAAGGGTTCACGGTCAGTTTCGCGGTCTTGATCGCTTGGATCAGGAACGCTTGGTCCTTGAACTTGGCGATGCGCTTGCCTTGTTCAATACCCAGCTCTTGGCGAGCGTCGTATTGAGTCTGGAACACGTCCAGCATTGGCAGGGTAGCACGGGCCAGAATGGTGCGGTCAACAGTAATGCTGTTCTTGCTGAACTGCGCGCCGGAACCGTTCGGAGTTACGCCCGGAACAATGACTTGCAGAGTGGTAGCGCCGATGGCGTAGTTGGAAACGGTGGCAGTGCCGCGAACTTGCTTGACCTTGATCATGCCTTCGGTGACAGAGCGACGTTGCAGAGTGCCTTCGACGATGCCGCCGTATTCTTCAATAATCAGTGCCAGCGGGTCGCCGGTGCCGAACTGTTGCGATGGGCGTACTACGTTGAAAGTGTCGAGAGACATATGTCATTCCTTGTGAGATTTGGGAGTTGCAGTCGAATTCGGTTTCCCTTTGCTATAGGGGGCCAATTGATTCAGCCCCATATAACTTAGGTATCAGCGTTGCAGTCGGCGCCCGAGAGCCTGATATTCAGCGCTTTGGATGTACTGATCGCCCATCTTGTCGCGCAGCACCTTGGCCTCGGCAGCGAACTGCACGCGGTTCAGGGGACCACCGGCGCTCTTGGTGCCCTGAGAGGCTACGCCAGCGTCTGGGGATACGACGCCCTGCGCTGCTTCTTTCGGACCACCAGCGCGGTCGTAGGCGCTCAGGAGATACCCGGCAGCGATCTTGTGCGTGGCGGTATCGGCAAACAGCTTGTTCAGCGCTTCCTTCTCGGCTGGATCAGCGTTGTCGCGGCCCCAGCTCATTACAGTATCCCAATGCTCCTGAGAGCCTGCCATGCCTACCACATCGTCGGTGATCTGCTTGGCAATGGCCTCGTCAGCCGTTGAGGCTTCCACAGCGGCCTTTTCGAGCATGGCAATGAGGTGATCACCACCCGGCACACCAGCGGCTGCCAGAGCGTGTTTCAGGAGGCTGAAATCCCCTTCCAGTGCAGCGAGTGCAGCCGGATGGTCTGGGCCGATGCCCGCATTTCCGATCTGAGCCAGCGCGTAGTCCGCATTGGTGTTGCCGGTCGTCTCATAGGAGACTGCTACAGGTGCTTCCTTGGCGCCGGGTACGGCAGCCGGTTTTGGGTCAGGAGTGACAGCAGGCACAGACGGTGCTGCCGGGGCTGCTACAGCGGCAGGGGCGGTGGTTTCGATTGCTGGTGCTGCTACGGCTTCGGTGGTCATGCTTGTGCCTCAGTAGGAGTGGTGTTTGCGGTGGCTGGATCGCCGCCTTGCTGCGATTGTTGCTGCATCTGTGCCATGCGTGTCTGAATCTCGTCATCGCTGGCGACATACCGTTTCTTGTTGATGCCAAGACCGGCTGCGATGTCGCTGATGATGTTGGACTGCTGGAGCATAGCGGCGATGTTAGGCGGAATGCCGCCGAGGTTAGTGACGTTGGACAGGAACTGCATCAGGCGCTCAAGATCCGCGTTACGGGATAGTGCGTCGAGGCCAGTAATAACGACAGGCCGGAGCTTCGTACCCTTGATGCTCAGATCGGCTTTACGCATGAGCCATGCGGCTAACGGTATCTGGATGTCGCGGGAGATGCGGGAGTACACACCACCAAGGCTTGATTCCAGCTCGATAGCTTGCAGGCGAATCTCTTCTGCCGTAACACGCTCAGCATTCCGGGTAACTGCGGAGTTCAGTAGGAACCCTGTACCGAGACGCTTCTCGTATTGTTGGCCGATTGCTAGCACCGTGTTGAGCTGCTGCCCGACGTTGGCGAAGATCAGTTGCAGGTCGTTAGCTGCGCCGGGGATCACGTCCCCGTTGTTGCTGTTCTGGAAGTCCTCGGGTCTGGTGATACCTGTTGGGTTTTGGAGCCAGCGAAACTGCGATGCCATAATGGCGCCGTCGCTCATTGCCTCGCTTACTGTCTCGTTGGTGCCGAAGTCATGGAAGTAATCCTCAACCCGGCCAACGCCGTAATGCTGGGCCAGCGGTAGGCGCCATGTCAGCGGGTGCAGTGGCAGCTCGTCCAGATTGTACGTCGCCCCGAAGGTGCTGTACGGCAATTCGAACTGGTCGATATGCTCAGTAACTCGGAACTTTCCCTTGAAGCGGCGTACCCAAGTGTACCGGCAACGCTTCTGCTCGGGATCGCCAACCTCGGTTGGGTCGATGTGCTTCAACACTGCGTCATCCAGCTCGCAGTGCATTAGCTCCTGCTTGATGATCAGCGTCAGGACTTCGCCCTTGCGATTACGGCGAACGACGTACTCCTTGATCGGCACGAATTCCAGCGTGTTCTTGTCGCGGGTGTCCATGAGGACGTTGCCCGTGACTTCAAGGTGGTTCATCGCCTCGTACAAGCCCTCGCGGCCACCGCTCATTTCGAGTTGCAGCAAAGCATCCCGCTCGCCCTGCGCCAGTGAATCCGTGAGGATGTCTACCGTGATGTTGTTCTTATCAGCGAAATCCTGCGCCTCGGCCTCGGTCATTGCTAACCGGAAGAATGGCTTGCTTGCAGGGAACATCGCCAACATGAGCTTGTTGGTCAAGTTCGTCACGCACTGAGCGCCCAAGCTCGTCGTGCCATTGGTGAGTGTATCGCGCCCGGAGTCGTAATCATCCTGCGGGCACACACTGGGAATGGTAATCTCTGCGAAACGCTCGCAGCGGTCCAGCAAGCCTGTTCGCTTGCTGTGCAACTGGGACCATTCAGATTCCGCAGTAACGAAGCGGGTGATCACAGACGAATGCTCGACGACTTAGTGACGCCGCTGACGCTGTTGGCATTGTACCGGCGCCGTGTGCTGGCTGCGCTATCGGCTGCGCCAGTGGTGACGCTTGGCGTACTAGCCGCAGCAGCAGTTTCGGCGGCAGAGGCGCTGGCTTGTTCACGTCCCGCATTCAACGCCGCATTACGGGCGCTCTCGCTGGCTGCTTGGTTCTGCGACTGCAAGTTCAGTTGCTGCTGCTGTTGCGCAGATTGCTGGGCGGCCAAGGTCTGATCCCGGATTGCCTGCGCTTGTTGTTGAGCTGCTGCGCTGGTAGCGGCTGCTGCGTCTCGGGCTTGTTGT